GGGGGGGGGGGCGGGGGGGGGGGGGGGGGGGCGGCGGGGTTGGTGGGGGCGGCGGCGGTGGAGGAGGCGGTGGAGGAGGAGCATTTGGTCCAGCCAATTCAACACCCCTAGGCCTATTTGGAGGAGGCGGAGGTGGTGGCGGTGGTGGTGGCGGTGGTGGAGGTGGTGGAGGTGGCGGAGGTGGTGGAGGTGGTGGAGGTGGTGGAGGTGGCGGAGGTGGCGGAGGTGGTGGCGGTGGTGGTGGTGGCGGTGGTGGCGGTGGTGGCGGTGGTGGCGGTGGTGGCGGTGGTGGAGGTGGCGGAGGTGGCGGAGGTGGTGGCGGTGGTGGAGGTGGCGGTGGAGGTGGAGGTGGAGGTGGATTGCAAGTATTTGTAATCCAACATGGTGGTCTATTGCAATTTGGATAAACTCCACCATATAAACATTCTGGGTCAAACGTATCTGGACCCCCATCATCTGTAATTCTTGTATCTGGTGAATCGTCAAATGGCATTACAGAATATGGAGCATTGGTAACTGCTCTTTGCATTTTAATATCTGTATATGAAGGATAATTATCCGCATCAGGAGAACTGGCTTGTTCGCCTAAAACTTTAATTTTTTTAGATAAATTGGAAATATAAATTTCTAAATTTTCAACTAAATTTTTATAAATTCTTTTATTATGCATAAGCATTAATATTTATTAAAACAATATGCCAATTAAAAAACTCCGCATGTTATTGCGGAGTTTCTTAAAGTTTAATATTTTATTATCGTGAACGACGACGATTTCGATTTGTATTAGTGCTTCTGAAATCTGCTTGGCCACCTACTTGATAAGGACTAGTGTAGTTGGAAACAATATCATTTGGATTTCCACCGCTACCGAGCTGGAGACCAAGATCGGCTCCATCTACCATTCCATCGTTGTTAAGGTCTCCAGGAGTTCTGCTTCCTCCGTAGGAAGAATCGCCCATTCCCATTTGGCGACCACGGGAAGGACCGCGGTTTGCCATTCTCATGGATGCTGGACCACCTTGTTGATAAGGAAGAGTCCAGTTTTGGGTGACGGTTGAGGTTCCATAGTTATTGGAAAGACCGAGGCCAAGATCAGCTCCGTCTACTCTTCCATCGCCATTATAGTCTCCCGGCATTCTGCTTCCTCCGTAGGAAGAATCGCCCATTGAAGCTACTCCACGAGCTGGATTTGCTACTCTGGGTCCTTGATATGAGGAATCACCTGTTGTAGTTTGTCGGCCACGTGCGCTTGGACGACGACCTGATGTGGTGCTTCTGAAAGCTGGGCCATCTACTTGATATTGGCTACTATACATACTAGTAATATCATTGGGATTGCCGCCTCTACCGAGCTGGAGACCAAGATCGGCTCCATCTACCATTCCATCATTATTAAGATCCCCTTGGGTCATGCTGCCACTGTACATAGAATCACCCATACCCATTTGGCGACCACGGGAAGGACCATAATTAGACATTGCTTCGTTAATAAATTTTACTTGGGTTTCAAGATTATTTACTTGATATTCAAGTTTTTCGGCTAAGTTTTTGTAATAGTTTGTTAAGTAATTCATGAATTTTCCTTGTAATATAATTATTTATTAATTTCTAGATTTCAAAAATCTATTTGATATGTTATTTACTTTTCTTCCAATATTTTTATTAGATTGATCAATTTGTTCATTTTCCGATTTCTTTTGCATTTGTTGAATTTTTCTTGCAAATGCAAAACCAGGATCTTGGGTTGAATAATAATCAGTAAATTGTGGTTGCGGTGGAACTTGGTAAGTGTTAAGATCTTCTGAATCTAATCCCCATTGTTGTAATGTGGCTCTTAGATTATCGGTATGTTTGACTGCATTTGCCTTGTTAACCAAGCTCCAAGCAAGATAACCAAGTTCTTGTTGATCCAAATTTTGATATTTATTTGTTTCACCTGGTGCGTAACGATTTACAAGTTCTCTAACTTTGTCAAACGAACTATCGCTGACACCAAAACCCATACCAGTACCAATATTAGAAGAAAAGTGTGGTTTTGTAGGTGTTCCTGCAAAAGTAAATGCGCCTAATTGAACTCCAGATAACTCGGCATTTTTTTCTAAAGCTGTTTGTAAAATAATTCTTGGGTTTGCAATTATAGCTGATGGATTAGCACCTGCACCAGTTGCCAAACCAGCAATAAATCCTTTGTTAGGATCATTAATATTAAAGTTTGGGTCAGTACCGCTGCCTTCAGGGTTGGGCGAAACTCCACCGCCCGCAAATTCTAACAAAGTTTTTTGTCTTTTAATTTGTCTTTTTAGATCAGCAATTTCGTTTTTTAATTTATTATTGATTTGTGTATAGGCGCTATGCATAGTTTATTCCATTGAATCTCCAAAAACTTGATCCAAAATTGGGTTTAAGTCTTTGATGTTTTTTTGGTATAGGGATCTCATTAATTGCTTCTTGACTTCTTTTTTCCAATTTTCTAAACCAACTGGTGTTGGTTGAGAAATGTGTGAAATTTCCATTTCAGTATTATATAAATTACCTTCACTTATTTTTTTCATATGTATGAAAGTATTTATAACATATAAATATTAATAACATGTACGACAAATACTTAACTGGAAACACATTTGTACCCGGACCAACAAGACTCCCCAAGCACAAAGGAGTTCTAATTCATAATAATACTGCTAGCAACAGCCTTAATGGATTTACTGCTTATATTTTAAATGATCAGGGAAATACTTTTGCAATGAGCTTCCCATTGTTAGCTGGGCCGAATTATTATTCAAATCAATTTTATTCTATAAATCAATTATTGTCCGGTGCTACCGGAATAATAATGAATTAAATTATTGATTCCCCAAAAGTCTGGCCATACGTTGTAGATCAGCAACATCATATCGTGTTGCACTTGGTGCACTTCTATTGCGACGATCAATTGCATCATCTATACCTGAATATAGATTATTAATTATTGCATCTGGGTCTCTTGAACCCATTCTCATGCCTCTTTGTAAACTGGGGTATTGTGCCATCATTGATGGATCTACTGCGCTTCCATCTTCATCACCATCTTCATCACCAACTACATTATTTTTTACATCATTCTCAACATCTTTACCATTGACAACACCATTTCCGTCAACATCAGATGGCTTTATATCTTTTCTTTTTTTGTCTAAAATTTGTCTGTATACATCAATATCACCACCAGCTTTTGATATAGAGCTTTCAAATGGGTTCATTTGTTGTTCAAACAATTTTGCTTCAGATAATAATTTTGTTTCTAAAGCTGCTTGATTTAATTGATGAATCCACGAATATTTATTGATCTTATTACTCATAAAAATATTTAGATTTGACTTTTTTTATGTATAATGTATAGTGTGATTATGGAAGGAATACATGGTGCCGGAAAAGGCGATTCTTATCGGGCAGTAAACTATTCAACATACTGCAAAAATTGGGATAAAATTTTTAACAAAAAGAAAACAAAAAAGAAAAAAATTGACAAATCAAAAAAATAGGACATACTCTTTATATGCCTAATTCAAAACAACGTGTAACTGCTCGGGCGCACAGAAAGCGCAAAACCCGTCTTCGTAACAACCGTCACAAGAGCCTCATGGAGGCTAAAGTTGGTACACTTCGCAAGCTTGATGCGACTGGTCGACTTCCTTTAATTATCAAGCAAAAGAGATTGCCCAATGGCTAAAACTGGTACAGAAATGACTCTTGCGGATGTTCGCAAGAAATATGATTCTATCGATTGCTTTTTTACCTACTATGATGGTGAGAAGGCTGCATTTGATTTTTATGGTACTGATGCAACTGGTGCCGAAGTTCGTATTTCCCTTGGTGGATGCTCTGCTTGGATTAAGCACATGGCATTTGGTCCAAAGGATCCCCTAAATATCAGTGATGCAATGAGCCGTCACGTTCGATATGTCTCTGTTACAGACAATCGGGGCAAGTTGGTTTACGAACAAATTTTTGACACTAACTGAGGAAAGATATGAATAATTCTGATTATAATGATTTCAAGAACTGGCAGAATGGCGACGATGATGACGCCAATAACCCAAACAACAACCCTAATGGGTTCTTCTTCTACGGTAACATGGGCCCAGAGTTCCGCAAGATGTGGAATGACATCAACAGTGGGCAAGACTTCACTGAGAGCATGAAAGAGTACCTAAACATCGATGACATCATGAAGGAATGGGGCAAGAATAATAATGCCAAATCCAAGAATCCCATGAACAATCGTCGTCCTATGAAGAAGCAACAGCCTGCCAAGACCACGACTACTTTCTCTCGTGAAGATTACGAGAAGCTTATTGAGATTCGTGGTTATCTAAACATTACTGAGCAACGTGCTCACGTTAAGGCTCTTGACAAGCTTCTTAACCAAATTGTAATAGTTCCAATTGATCCAAAGGAAAAGCCATGACAGATTATATTCCCGGTTCAGCATATAAAAAAGGCTATGATACCAGAATGAATGGTGGTGATAAGGCTTCCAATATTTTTGAATCTAATTCAGTTTATTGGCAGGAATGGCTTGCTGGTTGGGAAGATGCCCATACCAAGATAATTAATGAAGCCAGAGCAAACTCTGGCTGCATTAAACCGAAGTGTTGTAAGAACTTTATTCAAGACTAAAAGCCCTTAAAGGGCTTTTTTTCTTAGCATACTGGTATACATATCATTCTTTCCAAATTGTGTACCTAAGATATTTCCCATAGTTTTTGGAAATTCTTGTTGTGCACTTTTGGGGACCATGCTTCCACCCCGTGTAACATTTCTTTTGGCAGCTTTTTTCTTGCCAGTATCAGATAAAGAAACATTCACTTCACCCGGTAAAATAAATTTTCCGGGTCTTTTTGAACTTCCTCGTTTATAATAAAAAGAAGATAACATTTTTCTGGTATTAGCTAAATCTGATGTGTCTATGTGCTCAATGTTACCAGATTGATCGTGAAATGCAACAAAAGAGGGCGATCCTTTTACAATTTTTTTAAATTCTTTTGATGGTACTCTTCCTGCTTTACTCGGAGTGTCTATCTCATCTTGAAATTGCCATCTCCCACGTCCACCCTTCATATCCACATTTATTTCTTTTTTAGTTATAGAATCCGTTATAGTCAAATCATTTGGATTTTTTGAAGATACATGTGGTGCATTCACATCAACAATACCTCTGGGAGTTGTTATTTGAAATGTATCTATATCATGAGTTTTCTCATGATGACCAATTAACATATCAGCCATTGTTTTACGAAAATCATTTATATTTGTATCGGTCACAATTCCAGTTGAATTTTGTTTGATTGAAATAGAATCAGATTTACCTGGAGCATGTCCCACATTTATATGATTGTCCAAAAAATGAGCAATTCCTCTATATTGACTTTCACCAGATTTTTTTAAATTAGTTTTTCCAATATTTTCTTCAAATAAAATATCCAATCCCTCTAAACCATATTCTTCAATAAATGATTTTTTATTTGCTGCTGGTAGCCAAAATACTTCACCACCATCTTCATTTCTTACAGCTATTTTGGAACCTGCGTTTCTGTGACCAAATCTTCTTAAATAGTTTCCAGTTTTTGTTTTTGGATAATATTTGGTCATTTTAAACAAATTAAATTCTTCTGGTGATACATTAAATATTTCAACAGCACCAATCATATTGTTTGGTTTATTGCGTGTTAATACACCACCCATTCTAGGATCATAACCAGAAACACCGCCTTTATTTGCTTGTGGTGCGTCTGCTGGAACTCCTAAGCCTCCGGGCTCGCCCGCACCACCAGCCACAGCAGTTCCCATATCCTCTAATAATTCAATGTAACTTATTTCACCATTTGTTCTTGATGTTATCTCTGCTTCAACCAGCATATTGAATTGATCAGAGCTGATTCCAAATTCTTGAGCAGATTCAGAAAAAATCTGCATTGTACCAATTAGATTGCTAAGTTTATATCGTGTTAAACCTGGTGGTAATTGGTCAAATATTTTTTTAAGTTTAATTACAAAATATTCAAAGGAATCTATACTGGATTCATTTCCAGTTATATTCCCATCAGAATCAATTAAATTGGAACGAAATGCCTGCAGTGATGTATAAGGCCCAGATACTGCATCTGCAAATTTGTAAAAATAAAATGAAGGTATGTATTGTAGACGACCCATTAAAAATATTTAGGCAGATGGGTTATTTAACTTTCGGTCTACTCGTGGATCAGTATTTAAAATCTTATATTGGGTTTCTGGTATCGTAGAGATATTAAACTCAAGATATACCAAAAATGATTTTAAATATGAGTGCAATCTTGGTTCTAATTTAAAAAATAATATTCTAGCACAATTTTCCTCACCAAATACATTTTTTAAAATTATTATATGATTAAGTATTAAACGTTCTCTTATTGATTTAAGAGTTTTATGCTTATGAATTTTTTGTATAAGTCTTTTAACGTATTTGATACGTTTTAAATCATCAGAAAACTCATTTTTACCTGAGCATTCTGGATTAAAATAATTTTCTTGACAGAATTGATTAAAAATTTCTTCTGTTAGTAAAGTATTAAGTTTTGATTTATTTTTATTAGTGGACACAACCACAGTCTGAACTTTCAACATTATCAGGAATAATCACCATTTTTACTTTACGCAAATAATTTGGTTGCTTTACTATATTTACAACCAAGTCTAGACCGTGACCAAGTTTTTCAGTAATTCCGTCTTGAGAAAAACCAACTTCATCAACGTTTTGGTATGGGGTCATACCGTATACGCCAATGTATGGGCTACCATATTGGTACAATTTAATTCTTGTTTCACCATCTGGTAATGCATTCTTCATTTCAAAATCAAATCCAAAGTGATTAAGTTTTTGTTTTACAACATTTAAGATTGCATCTGGATCAACATAGTCTTTTTGACCCATTTGATACAATAGTGCATTAATTGCATCTAGTGATCTGGGTAACTTAAGGTTGAAAGTACCTTTGTCGGTCAAAGTACTAGGAAGTTTAGGTGCTGATGGGTCACCAATAAACAATCCACCACCCATGGTTTGTTCACCAGAATTTTCGTAGATGGGTCCAGTAATTTTTAAAAGTTCTTTGAATTTCATGATCTATTATATTTAGTGATTTTTTTGAATTAAACCATAAAGGTTTGGATTATATTCTTTTGTGTTGATATCTTTGACGATTTTGTCGGCAATGCTTTCGGATACAGCCTTCCACTTTCCACCTTTGCTTTTATAGCATTTAGAGGCCCAAGCGTTTGCGTATGCCGAAGGATAAACATCAAATTTTTTCTTAGCTTGTGCTATGCAAGAAGACCATTTCTTTGGATTTTTGGCTTTATTTTTCTTTTCTTCATCTAAACACAAAACTTCTTCTTTTAACATGTCACTGACTGGTTTTGCGCTCCAAGTTTTGCATGCCCAATAACGAGCTTTCCAACGAGGTCCTGGATTGTCACAGTTGTGTCTAGCTCTAAAGTTTTTACGGCGAGCAGGATTATCTCTTTTAATTTCCATGTTGGGGTCGCCAAAATTTACTTTGACAACATTCCCTTTATCATTTCTAACATAGACTTTGTATTTTTTGACATCGCCTTTCATGATCTTATTAAGTTTGATTTTGGCTTTTTCATTTTCATGAATTTCAATCTTTTCGCCAAACTCATTGAATGATTGTTCTTCAATATTATCAATGAATCCCATTATGGTTTCAGGATTAAAGTTTTCTTCAATTTCCTGTCCATTCTCATCACTCATGCCTACGACAATTACATTTTCATTTTCTATGATGTAATCTACATCAAATAGCTGACCGCTTTCATTGATTATTAAATCACAAGGTAGAAGTTCCTTCGCTGATATTGGTGAAAAATTCATGTCAAAAACATTATTTGAATTTTCAACAATAAAAATGTCAAAACTTTCTTTTACTTCAGTAACACCAGTTTTAACAAATACAGGTTTTTTACCTTTTCCTTTGACTGATCCTTTTTGTCCACGTCCTGCTTTCTTTTGAGCTGAACGTTTTCTTCTTACAAAAGAACCAATCTTTTCTTTACCCAATAATTTTGCTTTTTGTTTACTAAGACACGCCGAATACGATTCACCTTCTTCGGCATCACCACACTTGCCTATTTTTTGGCCCTTTGTGTTATATCTATCCCAACCAGGACCACCACCAGCACTTTCTTTATTAAACCATTTGCCAAGTCCTGACTTAGCAAAAACTTTTTCTAAAATAGGCTGAATAATATTATTCTTCATTTCCAATCCTTGTCCTGTTTTTCACCTTTTTTGTGTCCATTATCAGATCTATTCTTTGATTTGTGTCTTAGGCGTAAATTATTTAGCTTGTTTGAACCACCATTTCTCAAAGGATTTTTATGGTCTACATCCATATCAGATCCTTTTTTGACTCGGCCTTTACGAATCAGTTTTTCTCTCGCGGATGTTCTTTCTGCTCGTTCTTTTTTCTGTTTTGGTTTACCGTGGTAATTGCGGTATTCCATTTTATAATCCCTCACATACTTTTCATATAAATTTGAATTATATGCATTCAAAACATATAAAAGTAATTTTGGATTATCTTGAGCTCTTTCTAACAAATTAGCGTATACAACTTTAATTGTGTCTGCACTTTCATTTAATACATCTGGATTTGTTATTGAGTTGGCTTCGTTATCAGTAATTAAATTAGAAGCTATCAATTTAGATAAAACAAAGTTATTCGTAAGAGCTTCAATCAAAATATCATTGGCCAACAACGCTACGTTTTCCTGAAATTCCAAACCTATAAATTCTGTTTTTTCGACAGGAATCTTTACAACTTTTTTCCCAATCTTTACATAATTGTATTGTACCGTGTTCATATCTTTGGGAGAAAATCCTGGAACCAAACTTACATTGATATCAAAATCCATGTTTTGTGATGCTTGGGTTAAAGCCAATTCAACTGGATTTATTGCTGAGCGGGGAACAAAATAATCTTCAATAGAAGTTACCTTTTGCTCTTTTGCTTCTACTACAGTTGAATAACGGTTCAAAACATCAGAATATTTTTTATCTTTAGATATATTATCTGTACTTATTGATTGTTTTGTTGGTTTTACAGAAATTACAGATGTTTTACCAACCTCCGCAAAAAAGTCATCACTCATTGGAAAAATACCATTTTGAGTTATTAAATGAGTTGGTGCGGTTTTTGGATCTTTGATCATATCTCCGCGATAATACATCTTTAAAATATTTTGAACAAAAGAATCTACAAATTGTGATTTATCTTTAAGATTATTTTTAAATAATCCCGTAGTTTTTTTACCAATTGCTTCTTTATAATTTTCAAAAGACGCAAACTTATTTAAATTGCCCTTTTCATCAACAACCATTCCAAGGTTTTTTCCAGTAGAATCTACCATTGGACTGCTTTTTAGAATTTGTAGCAATTCTGGATTTTTATTTATTTCTTCAAATTTATCTTTAGTCAATAGCATATTTGCATATTGTGAACCAACACCCTGCAAACTTTTTGAAAATTCTTGAAATTTTTTATCTTTTTGTATATTTGGATCAGATACTGCTTGCGCTATTGAAGCAGCAAGTAGTCCTCTGAATGTTTTAGATTTTTGATCAAATTTATCAGTTGTGAGCAAGAACTCACCGCCAGCAGAGATTTTAAATTTATAATCTCCGCATTCCATATCCACACCACCCTCAGAGGCAACAGGATTTGATCCTGTTTCTACGTTTGAAACTAAAGTCTGTATGCATTGCTCACCCAATTGGGAAAGAATTTTTTTAGCTTGAGCGAATGCAATTTTGGTAAAATCAAAAGCTGACGGTGAAAGCGCAGAATAGGATTCTAATTCCTGTTCGGTTGCACCTGCTTTTACTTTTGCCAAGAATACTAATGCATTAATGACTTGTTGATTGTATGGGGTTGCCGTCAATGTATTTATTCCAAACATTGTTGACAGCTTTTCAAAGGTTAACGAGTCAAATGCATTATTTGATGTGGGATTTCTTGTTTGCATGAAGTATTGTTGTCTTACTTCAAAAGGAACTTGAGCCAATTGCTCACCGTTCATTTGTTGCATAAGTTCAAATACTTCTTTTTTGGATAGCTTGCTTGCTTGTTTTTGTGGTTGTACTTGGGCGGTTTTTAGATCTTGATCTTTTTCTTCAGCCTCTTCATCTTTACCACTAGTTGATTTTTCAGATTTATTTTTTTCAAGACTTTTTTTAGATTCTGATTCTTTTTCTTTTCTAGTGTTTGAAGCTTCTTTATCAACAGACTTTTTAATATCACCAAACAAAAGTTTAGATGCTCCAGTTTGTTCAAACTTTGGATCTTTTGTTACTGTTTTTGCTTCTTCAAATGAAAGGCTGTCAGATCTATTAATTTTTTGGTGTTTTGATTTACTAAAAGAATCTTTAAAAATTAATTGAACACTACCAGATGGAGTTTTGACTGTAATAATTTCTTTTAAAAGTTCTTCTTTAGATTTTTGACTTCTAGGGACTTGTCGTGCACGTTCTGCACGTTTTCTTGCAGCATCCTTTGCTTTTTGGTCTGCAGCACCAGATACTGCCCTTTCTTTACTCATGGCTTCACCAGTCGTGCGGAAAGAATCAGCCTTAGTTCGGCTATCTTCAGTTAAATTTAATAAAAGATCCTTGAAGTTCATTTAAATTATTTATGATAATATTAAGGGTCTAGGGGATTAAAAAGTTTTAACCCTTTATAACTTTTAATTTTACCTGTTGAAACTTTATAAAGATTTGATTTATTTAAATTATTGATACGAGCATATTCTGCTATGTTTTCAATATAAAAAACTTCTTTCGTATTCATATTTTGAAAAGTTGCACCATTAAAAATTTTAACCTTTTGTGGTGGTGGAGCCTTTTCTTTAATTCTTGGTCCAGTATCTTTACCAACTTCTCTTAATTCAGATGCTGTAAAACCTTTATATGTTTTTCTTTTACCATTTAAAAGCTCACATATTTTTACAGAACTTAAGCCATGTTGTTCACCAAATTTTGCCATATTTTCAAAAAATACTTTTTCACCAGTATCTACTTTTTTCAGCCAGTATCCATTATTGACTCTAGTTGGACTAATCCATTTCCAGTATCTTCCATGTTTTTCAAACATACCACCATTGTCTCTGATAAACATTTCTCTAAACAATTTTGATTTAGAGTTATCATTCATCTTTGTCCAGAGAGGTGAATTTATTCTATTTACTTGTTCTTCAAGAGTTTTTAAGATTTTTATTTCCATAAGTTACAATTGCCTCTTTTAATTTTTTAACATATTTTACTGGTTTGTCTTGAAAGACTTGTCTTAAACCATCTTCACATGCAACCATTATTGCAAAGTTATCTATAACAATTCCTGTTCTTTCTTGATACATTAAGGCATATGCAGTTGCTTGTGTAAAATAGTTTTCAATGTCTTGTTTTCTTTTTTCTTTAGTACTGGCTTTAAAGTCAATAATTGATAACTTGCCGTCGTATTCAGCAATACAATCTGTTCTTCCAGCAAGACCCAAGATTTTAGACCATAATGGAGTTTCTAATGCTGTTACATTATCGATTTTATCTAATTCAGGTTTTAATAAAAGAAACAAAGCCTTTACATTTGAATTTTCTGAATCCAAATCTAAAGGCTCATTCTTAATATATTTTTCTATTAAACTATGAAATTCTGTTCCTCGGCCAGTAACTCTTTTGCTTTCATCTGGGTTTTTTCTACGCCATTCAGCAAAAAATTGTTGTTTTTGAAAACCAACAACAGTTGTTACACTTGGAAATTCCCCTTCTGGGGTAGAATAAAAACGTTTTCCATCTTTTTGTACTTCTTTTAATAATACAGGAGGAATGTTATTTGATAAATGTATAAATGATTTTTGAATAAACACAGTTTTATATTATATCATCTAATTCTGGAAGTTCCAGAATATTTTCCTAAAATTCTAGCTAGTTGTAACCCAATATCTTTGCCAGTCAAATCTCCAGCCAATCCAGCTCCTGGGAATTTAGGAATTTCATTTTCTAATGATGTTCCACTTTTTGGACTTGAGGAAGAGGGGGGAGGAGGTGGTGGTGGAGATGATGGTGCTGGTGATGGTTGAGGTACAGGTAGAGGTAGAGGTGGTGCAACTGGTGGAGTTACAGGTGGAGTTACAGGTGGAGTTACAGGTGGAGTTACAGGTGGTGCAACTGGTGGAGTTACAGGTGGTGCAACTGGTGGAGTTACAGGTGGAGTTACAGGTGGTGCAACTGGTGGTGCAACTGGTGGTGCAACTGGTGGTGCAACTGGTGGTGCAACTGGTGGAGTTACAGGTGGTGCAACTGGTGGTGCAACTGGTGGAGTTACAGGTGGTGCAACTGGTGGTGCCACTGGTGGTCTAAATGGTAATTTTGGTGGATTTACAGGTGGTGCAACTGGTGGAGTTACAGGTGGTGTAACTGGTGGAGTTGCAGGTGGTTCCAAATCTGGTAACTTTGGAGGTGTACGCGGAACTGGTGGTGGTTGAAATGGAAGTGGTGCCGGAGGTTCTGGCTCCGGTGGACGAATAGGAATAGGATCACCAGGATCTACGTTTGGTTTTGGACCCGGAACATCTGGTTCTTTTGGAAATGGAAGTGGTGCGGGAGGTTCTACATCTGGCTGCGGTGGTCTTGGTCCAGGTTGTGGTGTTTTGGGTGCAGGAACTGGCACAGCAGCTCCTTCGGTTCCCGTTGCTCTCAATGCAGGGGACTCTTCTCTACTAATTTTACCAACAACAGATTCTGTACCATCTAATTCTTTTGTAGCACGAGCAGCATCATCAACTTTAGTAATTCCAATTTTCTCTAATCTTGCTAAGGCACCTTCAACTCGCTTAGCATCTGCAACAGTACCTACAAAGGGTATGGATGCTAGTAATGCTAATTTGGCTCCATCAGCATCTCCTTGTGCAGCATATAAAGCTGCATCCAATAAAGATGCCGCATCACCATATCCGGGAACAGTGCTAGCCAAAGCTGCACCAGAATGGAATGTTTCTGGGTCTGTAAATAAATCTTTAAAATAATTTTTTGCAAATTCTGTTGGATTTGCTGCAATACCTTCGCCAGCCTCTTTGGCCATGTCTATAACTTCAGCACCACCTTCACCAACTTGTGATGCATAATCCTTTACTGCATCCCATGCTTTTTCCCACCATTTTTTATCTTCAAATAATAAATCAAATTCATTTTGCATGAAATATCTGTATTCAAGCAAACTATAAAGAATGGGATTCTTTTGTTTCATTTTTTGTTTAGATTGAACAAGTTACTAGTGATATTATTAGTATATGCTTTGCATGATGGTTTTTCAGCTTGCATTTTTTGATCATGTGAATTCAAAACATTTGAAACTGCATGTTTTGTGTTCTGTGAACTGTTCACTATGCCATTTCTTGCTTCATGAATATTTGGGCGATTTGCATTTGCACCAAATGCCATTACATCTTTTACCGTATTAATAAGGTTTGAAGGTTTTGAATTTACCTTTGGTTCTTGTTTTTTTCCCAAGAAATCCTTGACTTGCCAAAAAAGTTGTTTATTATTGTTGTTATCCATGGCTGTAAAATATTTAGATTTACATAAATACTTAAGAAGTATGAAGAAACAGGTACTCCTGTTGAATCAAGACAATACGCCCCTGAATATCATTACGATTTCAAAAGCTTTTAAATTGCTTACAAAAGATAAGGTGTGGGCTGATGACTCGACGGGGGAATACTACGAAGTTATCTCTGTCTCTAAAATTATTAAGATTCCCAAAATTTTAATTTTAAAGTATTACGTAAAACTTCCGTATAAAAAAGTTCCGGCTTCCAGAAGAAATGTATTTCATAGAGACCAATATGTTTGCCAATACTGTGGTTTAGATCTTTGCGATAAAACTGCAACCATTGACCATATTGTCCCCAGATGCAAGGGTGGTGGATCAACATGGACAAATATGATAACTGCATGTAAAAAATGTAATTTGGCAAAGGGCAACAGGACACCCAAAGAGGCCAAGATGCCAATAAAAAATAAAGCAAAAGAACCTTCATATGGATTTCTTTTTGATCACATGCTAATTACTTTTAAGAAAGATAAAAATGCCTAATTATTCATTTAAATGCGAAAGTTGTGATCATTCTTTTGAAACATTTCTAAAAATAGCCGAAAGAGATAATCCAATAAAAGAACCATGTCCAAGCTGCAAGAAAAAAAAGATTACCAAAAATTGGAGCGATCAGTCCAATTCTATTGCAATTGATACTACATTGACTCCAACAAAAGTTTGTGGGGGTGCTTGGAATGAAGTAATGGACCGAGTTAAAAAAGCTACTCCTATGCATAAACGAGATCAAGTAGAACAAAGTAGAAGTTTTAATGCTGGACGTTTTGTAAGATAAAAATTTTATAATTTTTAAATAAAGTTTGAACTCCTCTTTTGGGGAGTTCATTTTTTTTTTAATATAAATAATTTCATGGATTATTTGACAAACTACTATAAAAATCTGTGCGAACAGCTTCAAAACAAAATAAATTTCCTTAAGCAATCTTTAAATGAAAGATTAGAACCTACTAGACTTGAAAGACCTGAAGAAGCTGGTGATTCTGATGCTTATTTGAATATGGGAGACAACCCACGAACACCTCCAGTTAGAAGCAGATCACCTAAAGTTAAAGCACCAAAAAAACCAACAAAAGGTGAACACCCATACGAGAATGAATCGGATGCTGACTTTGCCAAAAGAATGGAAAAATGGTGGAAAGCTCAGAAAGCATACGAAAAATATATAGCAGAATGCCCATCAGGATGCGATAATACGTGGGTTTATCCAAATCCAGAACATCCTCGCGGAATAAAAGATGCAAAATCAGGCGATATCTTTATTGATGGGAATGGTCAAATTTATAGACGAAATAATAGTGGTGATTGGGTTAAACAATAATATGAAATATACTGTTCAAAAAATTGTAATGGAAAATTCAAATGTGTATAATTTTCTTTATGAAAATGAACTTCTTGGACATTTGATTGACACAGAAGATTCTAGGGTTTTAGTCCAAACTTCTGATATTTCAATAATTCCTATTGTTGAATCTTTTAATTTTTCTGGTAATTGTTGGATTGTAGAAAACGAAGAATATAAATTAATTACTCTGAACCCAAGTCCAGAATTAGAACCACTATATGAATTTAAAGTGGTTAATTTTTCTGACAATCTTTTAATTGAATCAGAGATTTCAGAATAAAATAACTGTCAACAATATCGGTAACAGGATTTGTTAATTTTTCCTGTCCAAATTTATGCATTAAATTTATACCAGTTTCAGCAGTAAATGCTTCAAACATTGCTTGTTTATCTGCATTTCCTTTTCCTGTTGCAATTTTCTTGGCTTTAGATGGTTCTATGATTGTGAGAGGTATAGCGGCTTTATAGAGCTTGTGCTTTAGGATACCCATATTCTCCGCCAAGTTGAATACTCGGCCTTTGGAGCCAAATGAATAGCCCTCTATGGCAACCTCAGATGAACCTATGCAAAGATTCATAGCCCAATCAGATATCGTATCAAACCTGTCAACGTCTTGAATATATTCTTGAAAACTTTCACCAGTAATATTTGGTAAAATTTTATCTGCAAATTTTTTAGTGTTTGTTAGATAATAAAAAAAACAATTTTCAAATTTAAATTCTCTACGTTCATCATAAAGACAAATGCAGGGGCAGGTTATAGAGTAGTCAATACCGATTAACATATGGAACATATATATCTATACCTTGGTCAGAAGTGGTGGTTCCTTAGCAGTCTGATGAAATATACTTCGACCATTCCAAAAGGACTGCGTGGAATACCCACCACCTCTGCCTAAAATATTTATGTAAAAATTCCACTTTTATGGGGTGAAATTTTTTATTTTATTATTGAATACCCTGACCAAGACTTCTAAGATTTTGTCTTGCCATAGTACTTTTTTGTTTTTTCTTTTCTTCTTCTGGTGTATCTCTATCAGCAAGATATGTTTGAATTCCCATAGAAGCAGCTGTACCAACACCCGGAATATAATCTGCTAGTTCAGATGCTGCCTCCAATCCAGCTCCCACATAATCTCCTGCTTGGGCTCTTTGTGTCATGGCTGCTACAGAAGCTGCGGTTCCGATGACTGGTAGAGCTTTTAGAACAGCTTTTCCAACGCCTTTGCCTATACTTAGACGTGCCTGCCATCTAGATGCATCCGATTGTGGTGGGTTTGTTATTATATTTGGATCACCTTTTAGATTTTTTTGTTGTATTGATGATGTACTTGGATTTATTTCACCGGGCGCAGGATATGTCGTAGACAAATCTTGATCCAATACAGGTTTTGTATAATCTATTACAGGTTTTTCATTTGGAGTTTTACCGAATATTACATCAACAGGTTCTCGGGATGTATATAATTGTCTGTTAAAAGTATCTGGAGGAGCCGGATCCTTTCTTAGTTTAACAAGACTATCATTATATTTCGGGTCATCTATATCCAATGGACTATAGTAATAACTTGATGCCCGTGTAGCCATTTCCCTTTCTTCTGGATTCATAAATTTAGTTCGTATATATTCTTCCATGTTTCCCCCAAAAGAGGTACTTAAAATATGTGGATCGATGTCATTTTTATGTTTTTGATATAATTCTTTATAAATTTTATCAACCTCATCTTTATAATTTTTAGACCATTGGCCTATGTTAAAGGAACCTGTTTTAGCATCGTTTTCTAGAATTAAATATTGTTTAAATCTGAGCATACCAATATTTATAAACCCCCAGGATTGCTCCTAGGGGTTATTTTATGCTCCTCCGACTGGATTTGAACCAGTGACCCGAGAGTTAACAGCTCTCTGCTCTACCAGCTGAGCTACAGAGGAAAGTGAATCAGACTATCTGACATCCGCCTGCACTACATGCATATTCCTTTGCGGATTCAGTATTGTCTTCTGCCTCGTATTTAGACAAGTCCTTAAAGTTAACTTTAACCTTGGGATGTGCCGCATAGGTTGCAGAATCAATCTGTTCAAAAGGTGCCTGAGCATAGGTGTGACTATCACCACCGGGAAGGAATGAGATGCCTGTTGCAACATCAAAGTTTTCCCATAGCCAGTTGCCGACTTCAAGGAATTCAGAATCCTTGTAGTTGACGGTAATTGATGGCTTATGATGGCAGAAGTGCTCTTGATAAGTTTTCCACAGATCAAGATGATCCAGTGCGCGAAGTTCCTCAGTGGTCATGGTTCCCTTCGGAGCCTTCATAGCAAACGTGAAGACGGCAGTAGAAGTTGGGTTGATGACATCATCCTCACACGGGACTCCTTGATCCTTCATCAAATTGTACAGAGGATCTTTCTTGTCCAGACGAATTCTGCGGTAATAATAATCCGCATAACGAGGATGCAGACCTGATGCAGAATCTACCAAACACGATGTAGTGCCTTCAGGCTTCACGCAAGTAACTGACTTGCTAGGATTGATTCCCAACTTTTCTGCCCACTTGAGATTGGTCGCAGTCGCATGATCACGAAGAGTCTCAAGAAGACGAATAAGCTTTGGCTTGCCTTCCAAACCACTGGTAAGCTTGTTGTCAAAAATACCTGTCATGGATACGCCAAGTAGTCTTTCCTCTTCACAGTTCTTCTTCCACTCTGGACGAAGATAAGGGAAATTGGTAAAGGTAGATTGAACTGTACCAATTATTGTAGCGATCTCAATCTTCTTCTTTAGTGTTGCAGCAGTATCGTCTTGACGAACTACGACTGTAGAAAGATTGCAGAATTCAAATGGCTTGAGAATGATCTCTGAACACGGATTGGTACCATACTCGCAGTCTGGATCACGGCCAGACTTTGCAGCCTGTTCCTGTAGTGCCTTACGGTTGATCATTCCACGCTCACCGCTGTGGCTGTTGTATAGTGAGGTCCACTCTTCAAGGAACTGACCCATTGGAGGACGACCACGATACACAGCAGAGTTGTTGGCGTATGAACGGAAGCCAGCCTGTTCCCACCATGCACCGCTTTTACATAGTGCCATCTCACGATCAGCAAGATCGCTCAAAGAGATCATGGCAGAACGACGAACGCCACCAACAATAACTGCATTGGCAATAGCACAGCAAACATCGTGACATTCAAGAGCAGTCAGTCTGCGTCCTTGTGCGTTGTAGAAAATCTTTACGACAAACTTGAATAGATTGTCTAGAGGAGCAGGCCCACTAGCACGACCACCAAAAGTCTTAAGTCTTGCTCCAGCAGGACGAATCTTGCTTAGATCCCATTTAACGTGACGACCCGCATAGAGGTGATCCATGATGAATTTGATTGCGTTACCCCAACCTTCCTTGGAGTCCTCAACAACATAAGTTATATTGAAAGACTTTTCAATCTTGTTAGCAACTTGTGGAAGCTTGTCGGTGTATTGGTGTTCAACTGAATATCCAACACCAGTGCCATTCATGAGAACGACAAAAAGTTCTGCAAACGAATCAAGACTGTCGATTGGCAAGTATGAGCAGTTATATAAGCAAGTGTTATCATGGTCCAATGCAGGACCAGCAGTCATAAGACTACGCATAGAAGGAAGAACTTCTAGATTGAGAATTGCGTCCTTGACATCCGGGCGTTCAGCAAGTTGCGGAACTTTACCCGTAAAGTATTTCCACCAACGGTCTACACATTCATCCCAAGTCTCACGACGATTTTGGTCGTTGAGCCAGCGAGAGTAGCGAGAGATGAAAATAAACGATTGAAATGGTGATAAAATTTCGGCCATAATTAAATTCCTAAGTGGGTGTCTTATTTAGTTGTTAGAGTTTGCCACGAAACCGGGAAAAGAGGAGCAATTAATTTGTCAATTGCTTTTGCATATTCCTGAATTTCCCATTGGGCATGTGCATCGATTCTCAAGTTATAAACGCGGGCAAATGCATAGAGAGAACCAGTCCACACAAATTCCGTATAAGTTCCTTGTGGCAAAATTGAACGCGCCTGTTCAGGGGCAACACCATCAGCCAAAAGTTTATTGTAAAGATCCAAACATTCCTTTGCAACGCCATCATACTCCTGACGAAGTTTGATGCATGTATCCATATCTTCAATTGGACCACTGCTGCCTTGCTTTGCTCCATCAGTAGGAGAACTTCTCCACAGTGGAGTATAAATCTCGGGCTCATAGGTAACATACCTACGGCTGACCTCGTTCATCACAAGACCAATCTGATGCTTGCCAAGTTGTGCACGAACAAAGATTGGGCACTTGATGCGCAAACTAATCTGTGCATGACAGAATGGAGTGAAGTGATTGTGCTTTGCAAGATAACGAATAAGCTTTGCGTCTCTCTCAGACAGTTCTTTTTTATTGAAGCCTGTCCAATTAGGATCGCTCTGCCAAGAACTTTCTTTATTGAAAGAAACTCTTGCAGCATTAACAACACTCAGATCAGAGCCCATGTAGTCCACTAGATCAACGTGTCCGTGATCTAGGACAAAGTACTTAGTCTGCTCCATTTTTATGTTCTGAATCTCGGTCATCTTCATCCTCATCTACAAGTTCAACTCTCACACCATCAATTTTTGTAAAGTCCGCAGCGTATTCTCGTGCTCTTGACCACAAACCTGGGTCCATTTCTTTTACATATTCACCGAATCGCTGCACAAAAGTAAGATAGGCTTCACTAGCCTTTAAGATATCTTCTTCTGTCATGTCTTCGTTGTCATCCATTTTAAACCTTCTTCCAGTAAGTATACTTCATTTTGGCTTTAAGTCCAGAATAAACATTATTGATAATCAACTTCATGGTCAAATTGGTTCCATAAACCTTTACCATGTCATTGACATCTTTTTTTTCTATTTCATCAGGCCAGATTACTACATTTCGTCCGGCGTCAATATATCTACCAATCAGGTTGACAATTTCTAGATTTCTAGGTTCATTGTCAAACACAAACACAATCTTTGACTTTGCAATCTTTGCAGGCATTGTATCAAGCCAGCCAGCACCTTGCATTGCCACTCCATTTGGAATGAACATGGAGTCAATCGGACCCTCAGTAACATATACAGTTTCCCGAGGGTCTACTTTATCTAGGTTGTACCAAAGCCGTTCTTCGCCGTCTTTCTTGAGGGTAATGTAGCGTATTGAATCCCTCTTTTCTTCAAAGGATCTCCCCTGTACGCCAAGTAGTGTCCCATCCTCGTCATAGAACGGTATGACGAGTCTGTCTTCCTTGGTCCCTTCACGGTCAAAATCCGCCATGACCCGACTGAAATCAGAGCAGTAATAAAAATTGCAATACTTTTCTTCAGGAATTTCTCTAGATTTAACATATTTTACTGCCTTATGAGTTGGGTCGAGCAAGTCAAGCCGTGTTCCGATATTCGTGAACATAGGTTGACGGACAACTGTCTTTTTTCTCTCAATTGGTTCGGGATTTTTTTCCTTGAAGTTTTCAAATGCATACTCTTTGCAGAGAGATGGGCTGACACTTTCAAGAACAGAATATAAATTACAAGAAAAACCGCAATTGTGACATTTGTAAACATAACTTCCTTTGTGCTCAAAAAAATAGCCCCTTGTCTTGGCTTTATTCTTTTTTGAGTCGCCACACTTAAAACATCTGCATGTGGCCATTGAATCTTTTTTCCACTTAAACTTATCAAGTGATCCCGAAACAAGATTCACATATTTCTTGTCAATATACAGCATTATTTAGCGCCTTCGAAGGTCCAATTTACTGCTTTATTCTTTTTCTTGCCAAACTGAGGGTCAAAAGCTTTTCCATCAAATCCAGAACCAAGAACCTCTTCATCTGTATTATTTGCATTGATTAGATTGCTATTGGAATTATCAACATCATAAAACTTCATCTTAGATTTATTGACACCAACCAAAAACTTTTTATTCTTAGTTGTATCGTTACCACGATTCTTTAGTTGCTTGATCATCAATTGACCAGCCGCAGCAAGTTCTTCATTTTCAATTAGAGCAACAAAGAAATCCGCTGTTTGTGGCAATCCAAAACTTTCTGATGTATCTGTCATCTCCATGTCGCTGCTCTTTGCACCTTCACGGTTAACTTGGGTTGCAGTCCAAAGAGGAATATTAAATTGCTTTGCCATACCACGCAACTCTTCTGCAATTCCTTTAACATAAGTGTAACTATTCATACCATTGCCAAGCTTGAAACGAGCGCAAGAACAAATATTGAGATAGTCAACAAAAATTACATCAGGGGTGAACTTCTTTTTAATTTTAAGTTCTTCTATTAGATTTTTAAAGTGAGTTACATTTGCAGCAGCAGTTGGATATTCTTTAATAATCAAACGACCACGGCAAGTTTTCTTGAGGTTTTCAATCTTGCTTTCATATTTTGACAACGGCATTTGCTCCAGAATATGCATATCCGTATCCAACAGATTGGCGTCAATTCTTTTTGCAATTTCCTCTTCAGCCATTTCAAGAGTGATGTAAAGCACATTCAAGTTTTGCGACAAACACGCGGCAGCGTGATGACACAAAAATGCACTCTTACCAACACCAGATGCTGCCATTACAACGTTCAGCGTCTTCTTACGTACACCACCTCTGGTAATGACATTAAACATTTCCAGATCGAACGGAGTCCTTTCTTCGACGCGGTGATAATATTCATAACGCTCATCCACATCTTCAAGGAAGTCATGCCCAACTCTTGTATCAAAGGATACTGAAAGGGCTTTAGACATAATCTCAGGAATTGCATTTTGGGTTTGCTCCTTATCTTTACCTTCAATGATACCAATAGAGGCCATGATACCATTGTAGATGGCCTTTTCTTTGCAAAACTTTTCTGTGTTCTCCACAAGCCAGTTAGTGTCTGACTTTTCACCTTCCTTGTACATTTCATCTGCAATAGACGAACACTTTTTGAATTCCATTTCTCCAAGGCCCTTCTCATCTCCTAAAGAGATAAGAATAGCATCCTTGGTTGGAATGTTGTTGTACTTCAGAATGAACTTACTTACGATATTGAAGACCGTTTTCTCGGCCTTGTCGTGAAAGTATTCATCTTGAAGGAAGGGGACAACCTTGCGAGCATAGTCCTCATTGAGGACCAAGTTCTTTAAAATAACTGTTTCCATATTTTTAGTCTATCACTGATTTAGGGTTTGTCCAGAGGATCTTCATGAACATCTGCTTCAAGATCTATGGGTTCGGCTTCTACTTGATTCTCTACAATATTAACAAATATTTCACCAGCAACATCTGTAAAATCTTTATCTTGCTGATTAAAATTTTCGGGTGCTGTAATCATTTCAATATCCATCATTACGTTCAGATCACCTGTATCCAATTCATTGAATGAAATTTTACCATAACGATAAACAATTCCTTCAAATTTTCCTTCAATGATTAAAATTGGGCAGGTCTGCGAAACATCTGTAGTTGCTTCTGGTAAAAATTTATACTTCGGAGCCTTTGCCATACTTAAATTCCTTTTGAATCTGTGCGTCCAACTTATCTAGGATATCTTTCGTGAAATACTTTTCTGGTTCATCATCGATATTCTTCTCAAACACCTTGCTGCCATCTGGAAGTTCTACACGTGTCGATACCTTCTTGAAGATACCATACTTAATTGCAAACTCAGTCAAGCCATAATAACGGCTAAGACCTGAAGTATAGTTCAAGCGAGTCTCTACGTGCATGTTCTCCTTGACAAATCGATTCTTGTAATTGGTGCACTTGATAAAGTTTCCAACTACGCCTTCGTCTGTCTTGTCCTTGCTCTTGGAAAGCATGATGATGTTACTGGCTGCATACTTCAGACCAACACCACCACTTAGATCCTTGGTAGGAACATAAGAACCAATTACTTGGTAAGTATGATTAGTAAGAAGAAGAGGAATCTTGGCCTTACCAAGCTTGATTGTCAGAACACGGAAAGCACCTTTCGTGACCTGAGCCTTGGTCATGTCACGAACATCCTTGCCTTCAGCAGTGTCGCTCATTTCCTTCTTTGTCGATAACATTCCCAGAGAATCAAGAACCATAAAGATTGGCTTGCGTTCCTCTTCAGGTGTCTCATTAATTTCATTGACGATCTGGAGAGCCTGAGTCCTGAACTCTTCGATTGTTGCAACAGGAACAACCGCAATTCTCTTGGTGTCAATCCCTCTGGATTCAAACATGTCCGAAGTGACTGCTTGCTCCGTGTCAAAGTACATGACAAGCCCGTCTTTGTGGTCTTTAAGGAACTGCGTAGCCATTCCAATTGCATAAAAAGTCTTTCCGGTTGCGGGATCTCCAGCAAGACAAGAAATCTTGTTATTTGGAAGCCCACCATATATAGAGCCAGACAGCAAGGCATTCAATACATAAGAGCCCGTGTCGATGAACCCAGTTACGTCTGCACCGTCGATGCCATCAGCAACAATTGATGCATCGGGGTTATTAATTTTACTTAGTAGATTTTGTAGATACTTTGACATTCTTTTCCTTTTCTTTCTGTACGTATGCTTGATCAGCATAGTAATCGGATATCATCAACTGATCATTCATGTTATGAAAGGTCTGCATGATTTCTTTTTGAACAAGAGACAGTCTATCATAAATTTTAGATACTCTGTCAGTCAATTGATCATTGACCTTAAATGATTCTACACCATATTGCTCACAAATCAACCTATGTTCACTCAATAAAAGATATACAGGCATTCCAGTGATGCGACTCTTGAAATCCGCTTCGGATTCCGTGAGAACATCATATAGACGACGATATCTGAGTAACTTAGGCATCTTATTCTTTTTAGAATTTGGACTTGCCACGCTTGGCCTTTCTTGTATTAATAATAACAGCAGCGTAGTCTTCTTTGTCTATGCTCTGATCAATTGTTAGTGATTCAATGATTAAGTCATCATCAACGTCAAGTAGTCTATCCCCAACCATATAGCATGGGCCACCTTCAAAATCAAATAGCCCATCACCGTGGCGAGTATACCGAGTACTACCTTCGACCTTATAAGATCCGTTTTCAAGAAGTGTGAGAATTCGCTCATCACCGTATCTAGATTTAAATTTCTTTATCATTTCTTAACTTTCCATTTCAATCATAGACTTTAGATCAGTCTTGAGATCTTCGATTTCTTCTTTCAAATTTTTAACTTCTTCTTGCAACTGTTTGATTAATGCATCTTTTAGTTTGAAGACTTCAAAATCTACATGAGTATGATTTGGATACTTCCTCTGATAAGTATCCTTAGAATACTGCTTCATAGGTCTTTTAGCATCATCAATAATCTTATCGATGTCAATATCTTCCAACATTTTTAATTTAGAATTTGTTTTAAAATTAATCTGACCCATATTTGTATTATACCTCACTCAAAGAAGGATTCAAGTGTAACTTGCTCATTTATCGACCACTTGATGGCCTGCAAAATATTATCTAGAGGCTCACCAAATGTTTTATCAAACTGTTTCTTACGATCAATATATTTTTCAAGATTGAATTCGGAAGGAGGCTTGCCGATAAATCCCATAACAGAATCTTTGCCATGCATACCATAGGGATTGGGAACACGAACAAAAACAAACTTTATCTTATCGTTTTCTTTGATAGGTGGAAGTTCTTTATCTAATTTTAATTTCTTGGTATATGCGTTGTGTAACAATGCAGCTTTGGTAGCAATTGGAGTACCTAATTTATAGATGTTAGACGAATCAGTATATTTACTAATACCCTTGACACCCCGAGGAGCAGCAATATCTTCTATAGGCATTTTCATAAATTCATCAGAGAATACATTCACAAACTTGCTCAACTCCTCGGGGGTCTTGGTCAGGATGATCAATATAGATTCTTTTAATTTATCACGAACAATCCCAGGAGTACTGCTCTTTACAGATTCCATGCCCAAGATTTTTAACTGCGGTTCGCTATATCTAATTCCTTCATTGTCTTGAACAAGAAGTGCATATTTTTTCTTAGCAACAAATAATCCTACAGAAGCAATTGCTTCACGTTTGAATGAGATCTTGTTATTATCGCAACCAAGCATCCACGTCAAATCTTTCATGACCTTATTCAATTCCTTCTGAATATTGTTTTCACAAATATCATTCACAAAGGAAGTAATGTCGGCAATAGGAGTTTTGCTAGAAACTTTGGTAATCACATCATCTAGATTAAGATATACGGAATCCGTGTCAACAGCAATAACATAATCCTTTGGCTCAGAATTCTTCATGACCTTGTTGATGTAGTCATTCATGGAATTCTCAGCAGTACGAATAATAACCTGACCAGTAACGGTAACTGCCGTAGCCAGTTCAGGAGATGAATATGTAAATGCAGGATTGCCGAGGCAACCATAAAGGCTGTTAGCCAAAATCTTTTTTACGGTTTGACGAATATCTAGAGCAGAGATACGTGGAAGAAGATCGGCGTTCTTGGTTTCCTCATATTCCTTTTTCAGTTCCATCATCTTGTTCTTGGCTTCCTTACGCTGATTGAAAGTGGTCTCAATCAGGATTGGAATAAAGCCCTTGACTTTACGGGTGAAGAAAGAACCATTGCAAGCAACACATGCATCCTGGCTTTCAGCATCTTCAATAATACCTGGAATCTCTTTACGCTTGCTGCGAAGGAAATCATCAGCATTGAGTGATGAATCTTTGTGAATGCAAGTTTCAGGAGAAATGTTCCATGACATGATAATGGATGGATACAGGCTGGTTGCGTCAAAACTTACAATATTCTTGTAGAGTCCCGGTGTAACTTCCTTGACATATGCACCAACAAACTGCTCATCCTTGGCATACTTGGTTTTTAGAGGTGGAACAATGTATTGCTTTGCAAGATAGTCACAGCAAATGGTCTCCCAGATCCGAGTGGCAAAAAAGACCGTATCAAATGTGATCTTTGCCTCATAGGCAATGGAGATCGCCAAATCAATCAATCGGAGCTTATTGTCAAGCTGTTCAACCAGCACGACATCTTGGACGTTATACTCCGCAAACTTTTGAAAATCTTTCGTATAGAACTCCCGCAAAGATCCATACTCGCTGTAATCCAGTTTTTGAGCATTTAGTTCCGCCTTTGCAATAAAGTTAAGAGCGTAACTTTCTCGGGGAACAAGTCTGAACTTCTTGTAAAGATCCATGTAGTCTAGGATCGTGTAGCCGGGAAACTCAAAGAGTTTATAGTCCTTACCACCGATATTAGTCTCACGCATCTTCATCAAACCAAACGGCATCCAACTCTGAATCTCTTTTTCCTCAAAGAAAAGCTTTGCCCTACCTATTATATAGGGCATATCAAAGAGTTTTATATTCCATCCGGTAAGAATATCTATATCTTCTTTGGCAAGAATATCGAAGATCTTCTTGATTAGTTCCTTCTCTGATGTAACCATAACAACCTTGCAGTCTGGCAAGGTGAGTGGCTTCATAGTAAGAACATAGTTGACACCACAGATTCGAATCGTCACAAGATTGATTCGTTCATTGGGGTTGTCTAGGTCTGGGAATCCCCCCTCGGTCTCACACTCCAAGTCTAGGTAGGCTACTTTGATCTTAGAAAGATCGTATTCCACCTCAGTCGGATAAATCTCCATGAGATATTGAGTAACGAAATCAGTGTTCCCATAGATAGGACAATTATCAATATCTCTGTATTGATCCAAAAATTGACGACAGTCATACAATGTATCAAACTTCATGCGTTTGACATTTACATTGTTTATAGTTTTATATTTGGAAGGACTATCAGATTTAAGATACAAAGAAGGCTTATAAGCAATGGTGTCCGTAAATCGAACACCATTGTCATAACCACGAACAAGAACTTTGTTCCCTTTTAAAACGCAAGCAGTGTAAAATTTCATTAGTCTTTCTTAGTTTCTTTATCCTTAAGCAGTCCGGCAAGGATAACGCTATAATTGATCAAGTCAACAATTGCATCATAGACGCTTTCATTTTGCAGGGAAAGCTCACCCTTATTTAAATACGTAGAAATACGAGACATCTTATCGGTCATACGAATAAGAACACCCAATTCTGCCGTAGCAAATCCTAAATATTCCGCTCTTCGAAAATTCATGAAAGGATCCACGCCAGATGCGTAGTCATTGTTCTTTTTACGCATGAGTTCAATGGCTTCCTTGCAAATTTCTTCGTGTAATTTAAATAATTGTTCTCTTGTCATCATAGAATGTCATTCTATCACATATTAACACCCTGTCAAATATAAATATTAAGACATGGAGTTTATCAATGGATTTTTCTAAAATATTTGAACTTTCAGCGTATGGGGTAGCCGGATTGGCTGGACTCGGATACGGAATTAAAAAATTTTGGAATAAAGATAAAACAAATTACAGTTTTAATACAATCCATACAGAAATCCACGAACTACTTACAGAACTTCGTCTTGAAGGCCGTAGCATGAGATCCACCGTTTTGCAACTGCATAATGGAGAATATTTCATGGATGGCATCTCTATGTTAAAGTTTTCAATAACTCACGAATCTTCCCATAAAGGATATGTTTCACAAGTAGGAAAACTCAAAGGAACTCAATGTTCTTTATTTGTTCCTTTATTGAATAAAGTTACACAAAATAGTGCAGTTATTCATTCTATTGAGTCTTTGCCAACAGATAGTCATGCAAGACATTTCTTTGATGATGAAAACATTTCTCATTTTTCTTGCTTACCTTTAAAAAGCAAGGGAACAAATGTTGGATTTGTATTGATGCAGTGGCACAAAGATTTTGAACCAATACTAATTCAAGAAAAGAATTTTATGGATATTTTTGAATCTATTCGTAATTCGATTGAACTACAACTTTCACATCAAAAGAATTGAGGTAATATGCCAACAGAATTAATATCTTTGCTAGGTGGAGGAGTGACGGGATTTTTGTTTCGTTATTGGGCACAAAGAGCCCAAGATCAAAAAGACATGTTTAAGATCGCAATTGAGGCCAATAAACAAACCACAGACAATCAAGACAAGGCTGCTCAAAGAGTTCCAATTGATCTTGGAAAGGGAGTAAGACAACTGATTGTATTGGCCTGTCTATTTGCCGTAGTTGCGGCTCCATTTGTCTTACCATTTTTTGGAATTTCAACCTTTGCCGAGTTTACTCAAAAACAACCTGAAAGTTTCTTTGGATTGGTTCCAGAAACAACACGCAAATACTTTGTAGAAATTCCTGGATACTTGTTTGCTGAAGAAAATCGCCAAGTTCTTTTGGCTGTGGTTGGATTCTACTTTGGCACAGCCGCAGGAGGAAATAAATCATGAAATATTTGATTCCAATGGTTCTATTTCTAGTATCGTGCACATCTCCTCAGATTATTTCTCCGTTAGACAAACAGGGAAACCAAATTCACAGCGTTCTCAAAGAACCATTCTTTGGATCTCCCAACCAAGCCTCCGAATGGAGTTTTTGGTATGTGGTTATCTTGGCTGTTGTGATATGGTTTGCTTGGAAAGAATTTAAATCAATTAAATTTCCAAAGAAATCATCTGACACCAGTACTACCGAACCCACCGATTCTGTCTGACTTTAGAGTCGGACGAAATTGAATTTCAGCAAGTAAAGGCTGCTCATAAGCAACTAGTTCTGCCTGTGCTACACGGTCCTTATTATAAATTTTGATGGAATCCTTGCTATTGGTATTCATCATAATAAGTTTTGTCTCATAGGTGTAATCCTCGTCAACCACGCCTTCGCAATTTGTCAGCGTAAGACCGTATTTAAGGGCCATCCCTGACCGGGGGTGTAGACGGAGGGAATATCCATCGGGCAGCTTAAAAGTCAAGCCTGTGCGAATTAGAGCCCTTTCTCCGGGCATCAGGCAGACATAGGAGTCTTCCTTCTCAGAGTCATATATTGGGGAGACATCCATGCATTCCTTGCCAGAGTAAACTTTGACCTTTTCATTCTTTGGAATGTATGCGGCAAGGTCAAAGCATGCTGCCATCTTGGTTTGAAAATTTGGATCTGGGATGTAAGGATTATCTTTAAAATATTCTAAAAGCATATAAGTATTATATCATATAATATTCATATGTCAATTAAAAATATAGATTTTAAACGTCTGTCGATCCAACAAACTCACCATTCGGAATGGATTTTGTAAAGGTATATGCAGATTTTACCTGATTCATTCCCTCAGCATCAATGACATCTGGTGCAAACCACACATCAAAATCAAACACATTGATGGTTCTTTCATCAAGAGGAATCTTATTGTCTATTCTTGCTTGTTCAGAAACATATCCATCCAAAATAACTGTACCTGTCTTGGCGGTATGATTCAGATTCAGAGTACGAATCTTCCAATATTGCGAATAGGTTCCTGTAGGATGTTGAATAATTTGTTGTAGTGCCATTAGGTTGACTCCAATACCGATACGATGATGTCCAATCCTGCGGTTGTGCCCTGTGTAGCCCTCAAACTGTCTCCGGTTGTGAGAGGAATGGGAGTGTCCAATGCCTGATAGGTGGACTGAATGGGAACAGCAGCACCACGGACAATAAAATATCCCGTTGCGCCCTTGAAGAGTTGCACGGACACGGAGTTTGCTACAGTTGTATTGCTGTTGGCAATGTGAATGCCGTTCACGATTGCGGTTCCTGTGATTCCCGCATAGATCGTAGTGGCTGCTGTTGAGCCTGTGATGGATGTGGCGTAGTTTGTGTAGATGTCTGGCATACGATGTTTCTTCTATGGTATTTATGCTTATGGTGCTGCGTTTTTGTACGGGTGATCTGATGGAAGATTTGCGGATAGTCCCCATTTCCATGCAAGATAGCCTTCAATGAGTTGTCTGTTGGTGTCTGTGACTGCGGAATACAAAACAATTATTTCTTTCACACTAATTGCAGAGTAATAATTTCCAACCAATGCTCCCCGAAGAGAACCAACGCTGAAACCGTTAATCGATGCGACTAAACTGCCGCTTGTAGAATGTACTGTTGGGGTGACACCATCACGGGATAAACGAACATTGCTTGATGCGCCAAGTGCGGTGTTCCATGCAGAGAAAATGTGATAACCACCACCAATATCCCAACTGTGTGTTGAAGTCCCAACATCTGCTCCCCAACCTGCAAACCCTACCGTTGTTTGATTAGCACCTCTATAAAATGTTCTGATTCTCCCTGTCGCTCCTGTTTCACCGATTCCCATAACAACATCTTCGGTTCCACCACCACTATTCATTTTCATTACAGTAATTATAGTTACTGAAACCAAATCGGCTGCTCCCACAGAAGCGTTGCTAAGAATATCATTAGTTCCATCAAATACAATTTCTGAATTTACACTACTGTATGTGGGTTGGTTTGCTGTTGTAACCTGTGATATATTTCTAGCATTTCCACTCTTGTCGTTCCATTGAGATACGGTGCTACCATTAAGAGTTATAGTAGATGCATCGGCTGCATCAAACCAAAGGTCTGTCGTAATTTGTGATGGTGTCCAAGGATTGCTATTAAACTGCCCCAAATCCCTCTCAATGTAGTGCTTCAGAGCAGGAATGGTTCCTGCTTTGGTGCGGCGTTGATCTGTGTTGCCACAGTATCCTGAATTGAGTCGCCATCTTCTCATGATAAGAACCACCCTCTTTTGAAGTCCGTGATGTATTGAACAGCACCTGTTAAACCATTTAAAGTAGAAACATATTGTGTTATTCCACTACCGCTTGGAGTAGTCCAACTCAAAATTCCTGAACCGTTTGTAGTCAGGACTTGGTTTGAAGATCCATCAGCCGAAGGCAAAGTCCAAAGAGTATTAGCACCAAGAGCCGTTGCTCCTCTGAATGCAACATAGTTTGATGCATCTGCATCATAAAATACCAGATATCCACTATTTTTTACATTCAGGGCTCCTAAAGCGTTAATATCGGTAGCGAAGAATTCAATCTTACTTGCGGCATCGTCTATTGTAATTAATGTTCCGTTTTGCGAACCATTAGTATCACCAATATAAATTGCCTGATTTGTTCCATCATAGTACGGAGAGACAATGTATAGTGGTAATTCACCGTCATACCCTCCCAAAGTATTTGCATAGATTGCAGTAGTTGCGTATAAAGTTGCAGCCTCTACATATCCCGTGGTTGAAAACAATGCACCTGTTGATGCATTGTATACCCATCTTGGGACGGATGTGTCTACGAATATTCCTGTGTTTCCAGGACCACTGGCAAGTGCAAAATAGTAAGATGCTGATGCCGCTTCTGCAATTTGAACTCTAGAAGCACTTCCGGCAGTCAAACCGTTTGCGTTTCCAACTAGATTGGTTGCTGCACCAGAGAACCCAACAGTAGAGGATACAAGACCTGTGAAGTTTGCAGTTGTTCCCTGCAAAGTTCCTGAAAGAGTAACACCACCAGCAGCACTAATACCTGCATTAAAGGTATTGAGTGCGGTGAAGGTTTGATTACCAGAAAGACCTGCTAAAGTTGTAGTATAATTAGGAAGAGTAACTGTAGTATTAGTAAATGTCTGATTAAACTGTAATGTTTGAGGAGAATTAATTGAATCACTAACTACAATACCCGTACCAGGAGTAAGAATAAAGGCGGTATTACTACCAATTATTTCAAGAAATGCACCTGGTGCATCTATGGTTTGAGCAGAACTAAAATTATTATCTACATTTGTTCTTGCAACATTCGCAACGGCACCAGTACCACCATTAATACTCAACACTCCAGTATTACTGAAGGTCATAGTCTGACCAGATACACTCAGACCAATTCCATTGCCATTGGTGATTCCAACAGTACCAGTAAGACCACGAATAGATGCTACACCTGTGACTGCACCTGTGATTCCGTTGAAACTGTTAACAATATTTGGTGCAGAGATGTTGCCGCTAAAGGTTGCTCCAGAAGCACTAATTCCCGCAGTAAATCTTGTGAGTGCGGTGAAAGTTCCTCCTGCTGAACTAATACCTGAATTGAATCTTGTGAGTGCGCTGAAGGTTCCTCCTGCTGCACTGATTCCTGAAGTAAAGTTTGTTAAAGTACTAAAAGTATTTGTACCTGTGAAGGTTTGAGTTCCTGCAAGTCCTGCAAGAGTTGTGGTATAATTCGGAAATGTTATTGTTGAATTTGCATCAGCAGATTGCCACAACTGTGAAAATGTACTAGAATCATAATAATGAAGTATTGAAGTAGGCTGTAAAGACGTAGAATTTGCAGTTATTGTACTTACTGTAGTTTGTGATGCACTAAAATTATTATCTACATTTGTACGAGCAACATTTGTAATAGCCCCAGTGCTACCGTCAATACTCAGTACCCCAGTATTCGAAACAGTCAGAGTGTTTCCAGAAACTGATAGACCTATTCCAGAGCCATTAGTTAAGCCTACTGGTCCAGTGAGGCCACGAATTGAAATTACATAATCGCCTACAGGTCCTGTTGCTCCAGTGGCTCCAGTGTTTCCCTGAGGACCAGTTGGACCAGTAGCACCTGTAGCACCAGTGTTTCCTTGTGGACCAGTTGGACCAGTAGCACCTGTAGCACCAGTGTTTCCTTGTGGACCAGTTGGACCTGCGGGACCCGTGGGACCAAGCTGAGTATACATAACCTGATTTGCTGAAAGAATTACAGAAGGAATTGCCGGTCTAGTTGGGTTTGTTCCTGCTGGATCTGCGATAAATTCTAAACGAGTATCAGATGTTCTCCACATCAATTCAACATAATCATTCGCATTAAGATTCAACATATAGTTCCACGCAGCAACTGTTTTGGCTGCGGCTGCGCCGCCGGAAACAGTTACGATAGTGTTGCTATCTGGAATATCTGATCCATTCTTGCGGAACCATATATCAATAGTGTCTGTACCGGATCCAGAAACTCTGTCCGCCTGTGCTGAAAACTCAATATTATATACACCGGAATTACTGAATGTAATTCTTGAATTGGAAACAATACTTACACCATTAGAATTTGGATCTGTATTATTGTAAGTAATTGCATAAGCAAGTGTTGTACCTGCTGCTGCTTGGTCTTGAGTTGACCAGAAACTACCCCAGTATCCTAAAGCTCCACCTGCTCCAGTGGCACCATTTGCGCCTGTGGCACCAGTAGCACCAGTGGCACCAGTGGCACCAGTAGCACCAGTGGCACCAGTGGCACCAGTAGCACCAGTGGCACCAGTGGCACCAGTGGCACCACCACCTCCACCACCTCCACCAGTATAGGCAATTGTTAGAGTATTACCTGTTGGGGTTACAGATATAGAAGATCCTGCAGCAATATTAATGGACCCACAAAGACCATTTAATTTTGAAACATATTGCGTTAATCCACCTGCAGGACTATAAACATCCCATGCAGTGCCATTCCATTGCCATGAACGACCACCAAATGTGTAAATTTCATTAAGTGCTGGTGATGTAGGAAAATCTAGTGCCATGTCTTAATATTTATGTTATAATGCATACTTACCAGAACTTTAAGGTTCTCCACATTTCCTGACCAGTATGACGCATGACGTACAGATATGTTAAACCATCAACAGTTTTTACAATTTCAAATTTATTGCTGAGGGTTGCTGTGCTATGAGCATATGGAATAGATGTTGCTGTTTCTACTTGGAACTTAGAAAGGTCTAGTTGATAAATACGGTTTGTAGCGTCTTTGGTAAAGTAATAAGAATTAACTCCGTCATATGCATACATGGAACCCGTAGTCAAAGTAGTTGTAATTGGTGTAATGAATGGCGTGAGTTCCCAAGTTGATGTCGGGATGTCAAATATATCAAAAATATTTGAACCACCGCCACGGGGAGAAATCAACCATCTTCCTTTCTTTTCTACATCGGAAACACCATACAGCCATTTTATATCAATACCTGTGCTTCTTGCTGGAATTTCATAAATTGCATAGAATGTATCTGTGGCATTGGAAGTTAATGCAGGTATTGTAATTACTGTTGCAGTATTTGACGTTACTGAAACTTCTACGGTTGCTGTACCAGCAGAAGAAGAAGCGGTTCCAGCAATATAACGAATTCTTTTTCCTGCCAGATAGTTTGTTGGGAAATTTTTATTTGCATCAGTAACAGTTGTTGTTCCTGCACCAGTAGTTACTA